CGATAATAAGACCAATTCCGAAAGCTTTATGGCGGATTGACAAAATAATGAACGGTGGTTTGCCGTGGCATGAACTTCTCCCCGATGTGCATGGATTTGATATGTGGTCAATGCCGCCCGAACGGAAAATAAAAGTCTATTCCATGTGGGAAAAACAAGACGGATTTCAGCACAACGGGCTTGCAGTTCTTGATCCGATTTTATGTCATTCATTTCAGGCTGAAAATGGGCGGTGGGATATTACGCTCGTTCACCCTCTTGATGACTGGGGAAAATGGCGGTATCTGATTCCGCAGAATATCATAAAGGCTAACGGTCAGCTTTTCAGAATTGACACGAATCAGCCGAAAATAAATTCCTCCGAACGTACCGTAACTGTGACCGCAAATCAGCTTTTCTACGACTTATCCCGTGATATTATCCTTCTGAAAGAGATTCCCGAAGAAAACAGGGGCGGCTGGTATCCGCAGAAATTTCTTTCATGGGTCATGCACAACGGAGTTATTGCATCGGAAAGAGCCGCAAATCCCGAAGCTTATAAGGCTTTTAATATCTATGATTTTGAGTACAGCACGGACCTTTCGGACGATAACACAACAGAATTTGACGGATTCACGAATACGACCCTGACTGCTGCGCTCATCGGTGACAGCAAGTGCTTTGTGAATCTTTTCGGTGGTGAACTTTACCGCAATAATTTCTATTTCAGCATTAACAAGCGCATGGAAAATGCCCGTGACAATGCCTTTTCTCTGCGGTATTCCTTTGATTTGCAGGAAATAGAATTTTCAATTGACTATACTGATTTCATGACAAGACTTGAATTTATTGACATGAACGGCAACTGGAGCGGAAGCTGGCTATGGAATGATACAACTACAACTTATTCAGTTCCTTCTCCTGTTGTCCGAGCAGTCAAGTTCAACACTCCGCTTTCAGACGAAATCAGGAAAAGTTATTTTGATTCTGTCGCATATCCGAAATATACCTATAAAATTAAAATGGCGAACATCAAGGACGACCCACGATACAAGGATTTTCAGAATCTTCATGATATAAAGCTCGGTGACAGAGGCACTGTATACTGCGAACCTCTGGACGTTGAAACGGTTCAGAAAGTCATTGAAATCGAACGTGATGAACTCAGCCTTGAAATCCTGTCAATAACTCTTGGAGACAGCACAAAGTATATAGGCGGATTCAATCCTTATCGTGGAATTACGACAAGCGGAAATTCTCCGACTGATTTGCAGGCGCAGGCTTTACAGGAGGAAATCAGAAAGGCAAATCTCAAAACACTGAAACACTGGAACGGTGCAAATTCATTCAAATGGGGCGAAATTTCAGAATACAAATGGGGTGAAATCAATGACTGAAACTACAAATTTACATCTTAAAAAGCCCGAAAATTCGGATTTTGTGAACGTTGCGGACTTGAATTACAACTCCGATATTCTTGACGAAACAATACATCAGATTCAGGAGGATATCAAGGGCGATATTGATACTTCCGCATATGCGACAGCAATTTCAATGACATTAAATTCCGATACATACGTTATCAGCGCATTTCTCATAAATAAAGACGGTGAAACCCTCGGAACACCGCAGACAATTGACTTACCGCTTGAAACAATGGTAGTAAACGGTACATACGACAATACAACAAAGAAAGTAATTCTCACGCTGAAAAACGGCAATACCGTTGAATTTTCCGTTGCCGATTTGGTATCGGGCTTGCAGTCCGAAATTACATCATCAAACAAGCTTGATTCAGACTTGATAAGCGACACAAATCAAAATAATAAATTTGTCACATCTGCTGAAAAGACAACATGGACAGCAAAGCAATCCGCTCTTACATCAGCGCAGCTTACAGCAGTAAACAGCGGCATTGACAGCTCAAAAGTATCACAGATAGAAAAAAATAACAGCGCATTAATCGGACTTATCGACAGCGGACAGAAAAACCTTGTAGATGCACAGAATCCGTCAGGACAGCAACGTGTTACAATAGTAAGCGGCACTAACGGAAGTGCTGTTATATCATGTAGTAATGCAACATGGGCTACAACTGCATATCATGTTTATGTAACGCCGAATGAAGATTACAAGCTGTTGTTATATGTCGATGAAGCCGATGTATCAAATGTAACTTTCAGATGCTTTACCAGTGCGGTAGATGATGACGGTGCTGAGTTGGAGGTACTTCCGAGAACTGAACGGATTGCAGAGACAGGAGTTTATACTCTTGACATTAATACACAATACAACAGAATAAAGATTTCCCCGAACATAAACAACTCCGCAACAGCAGGTTCAGGAAGTGCAACTATAAGAATGATGCTGTGTTCAAAAGCCGCATGGGACATATCGCAGAAATATGTGCCTTATCGTCCGAGTTATGATGAACTTGTGGCGAGAATAACCGCTCTCGAAAACGCATAAACGAAAGGAGATTTTTTATGAAAAACGGTATTGATGTTTCAGTTTATCAGGGAGATATTGACTGGAAAGCTGTCAGAAATTCAGGAATCGCATTTGCCATAATCAAAGCAGGCGGTTCAGATGCAGGATTCTACAAGGACAGCAAATTTGAAAAGAATTACACAAATGCAAAGGCTGTCGGTATGCCTGTCGGAGCTTATTATTTTGTTGGTTCGGGCTGTACTTCAAAGGCTGACGGTATCGCAGATGCAAAACGATTTCTTGAAATCATCAAGGGAAAAACTTTTGAATATCCTGTATACATAGACCTCGAAGCAACAAGCCCTTCCGCAAAGGCAGGCGCAACAGAGGCTTGCATTGGATTCTGTGAAACTATGGAAAATGCAGGATACTATTGCGGAATTTATGCATCTGATGTTTCAGGATTTGTTGAAAGACTTGATTTATCCAGACTTTCAAAATTTGACAAATGGGTAGCAAACTATATCGGCAAGCCCTCTTGCGTTGCCTCATACGGCATATGGCAGAAGTCCTCAACAGGAAAAATAGACGGAATTAAAGCAGATGTTGACCTTGATGAAGCTTACATGGATTATCCTACTATAATCAAAAATGCAGGGCTTAACGGCTTTAAAAAGCCTGAAAATCCTGCTCCTGCTCCCGTTCAGGAAAAGCCTGCTCCTCAGACTGGAGAACTCTCACTGAATGGCAAAAAGTATAAAATAACTCTCGAAGAAATTTAATGTGATACAGCAAACCTCCGACAGGGAAGATATTCTCTCTGTCGGAGGTTTTTATTTTTTGAATATGTATTTGAAAAGAATTTTGGGTAAAATATGTTGCGAACCGCTGCAACCAGTTTTACCTAAGACCGTTTTTAATGTACTCTGTATGTTAAAGACGGTCTTATCTTTTATGTCAATGCGTTCAACAAGCATACGGACGGCACTCGGATTGGGAGAATTTTTTATAGAATCAAGCCAGTTACAGATAATATCGGCTGTGAAGCTCTTTGGCGGTTCTGTATTTTTAAGACATTCAATTTCGGATTTAAGTTTTTCCATTTCCTTACCTATATCAGCAACGACAGGAGCAGGCAGCAGACCGGTTGAAAGATTTGCAAGCAGATTGTCATAGCGTTTTTGTTTTTCATTTATGCGTCTTTTCAGTATTTTGTTGAAGTCTGAGCTGCGTTCCTGTTCATCAAACTTGTAGGTTCTGAGAGCATGACTGATTTTCTCCTGATTTTCTTTGTCGAGAAGATTACAGAGATACTCTTTTACTGAATTGTCAATATCTTCCATGCGTATCGAACTTGCACCGCAATGCTCCGAACAGGTGAAATAATGGTATGTGTGACCTTTGCGGACAGACTTCATGCCATGCATTTTAGCACCGCACTTACAGTATACAAGTCCGCTGCAAAGATAATCAGCTTTTTTTCCTGTTTGTTTTCTTTCATTCATAATCTTCTGAACCTCCTCAAAAATTTTCCTGTCAATAATTACAGGAATTGCACCTTCAATTCTTATGGCATTTGGTTTTGCACGGCGGTCTGAACGTTTTTCTTCTTCATCAACAGAATATACATAAACTCCTGTATATTTTTCGTTCCTGAGAATTTCATATATCTGACTGTACTTTATAGGCTTGCCACGCTTTCCCTTGATTCCGCAGTCGGAAAGTTCACGGATAATTTCTGTGAATCCTTTTTT